CTTCGTAAGGAAGATGGGGAGAGAGCGTCAATTGAATACAGACCTTCAATCGGTACGAATAATAATCAACCTGTTATATTCAAACGAGTTCAGACACTTGGAAGATTTAATGGTTTATTGGATGATAGTTGGGATGATGCGATTTCTATATTGGATAATAGATTAAAAAGTATCTCTAATGAAGTGTGGGGTAATCCTATAGCTGAGTTTGTTACTGGTGGTGGAAGAAAAGAATACAACTTTATTTTTGATAAAGACGGACAACTTAACTGGGGACATTTAACAAATTCAATTGACATTGGAGATGATTTACCTTACATTGACTTTGAATGGTAAACGAAAAAAAGATATTTCTATTTGAGGATAGACTGTTGGATAAAGAAGGACTTTTATCAATTCTTCAGTTATCTGATGGACACAATCTTTTACCTAATGATTTTTTGAAAAGAGATAACATAGAAAAAGTTTTTATCAACTCAATCATGTATAGTGATGGTGAGGTTTACTCCGATTTAATATGTAAACTACCCAACGGTAGTTTTATTTATTTATCTAAAGCAGATGGGGTTGAGTATAAAGTAAAATTATATTATAACGCTGACAAGTTGAGTGAGGTTAAGTTCTTCTTAACTCAACTTTTGAAACAAAAAAAGGAAAGTAAAAATATTTAAAAGTATGGAACAATTAACAAGTAGTCAGATACAGGAAAAAATTAACAACGGGGAAGATTTTATATTAAAGATGTATGCCACATGGTGTGGTCCCTGTAAACAATTAACAGAAGAATTAAAGAAAATCACAACTGATGTGTCAATCTATGAGTTTGATGTTGAGAGTGATATTAATTTCTCAAAGAGTTTGGGTGTTAGAAATGTACCAGTTTTAAAATTCTATAAAGAAGGTGTTGATACTCACACGATGGTTGGTTTAAAACCTGCTGATATGGTATCATCATTAATCACTGAACACATTGAGAACTAATGGCTAATTTATTGGTTGCATATACAATGAAAGGTTGTCATTGGTGTACGGAGTTTAAAAAACAACTTAAAGAAAATAAGATTAAGTTTAAGGAACGAGACATTGAAAAATACGAAGAGGAGTATAACCTTTTTGTTGAAGTCACTGGTAATGATTTTGTTCCGGCATTTATGATTGTGGATACTGTAACAGAAGATGCTAAGTTATTCGCTCCCGACAGAGATTTCCAAGATATAAACGAAGCTGTTGGAATTATAAAAAATATTTTGTAGTTTTGTTCCATGAAGGAACTAACATTTAAAAAGAAAGGGGTAGTTCATACCCCTTTGACATTTTGGCAAGTTGACCCAACATCAAAGATTGCTATCTATCAAGGTGGAAGAGGGGCTCGTCCTGATTTGGATTTCATAGTAAAACATAAGGAGGAAGGTAAGAGATTACGGACACCATCACATACACATTGGATTGTTGATTTGATTGCTAAGAAACAATGTGCTCCGAATGTTATTAAGGGTTTTATTGATGACCTGATAAAAATCTATGATGAGACCGAACCATTTAATTGTGAGACATCAAGGGATACCTACAAGTTACAGTATGTTAATAAACTCACATCAAAGTATCTTGAGTTACAAGGATGTGGTTATTATTCTGTTGAAGTTTTAATTTCTTTTGTTGAGTTGTTCTCCAAGTGTGAAAAACAAACACCAGATGCGTTCATGTTTAGAAACCTATTGGTGATGGTTAAGGGGTATATTGATGGTGATAGAGACTTCTACCAAATCGTTGGTTATTCTAAACGTGTTTAAATAACGTTCAGGAACAATTTGGACGGTAGTTGGTAGTCATCTGATACCTTACCTTCAAAGTTGTCGTTTAATATCGATAGGAGAAGTTCTGAACTATAGTAACTATCTGATTTTACCTTTGTGAATTTCAGGTTACCTTCATTACTTTCAAATTCCAATTTAATGTTTCTGAACTTAAAGTACGGTTGTGATTTCTCCGAGATTTTATAAAGGTAAGAATAAAGATTACCTAAATAGTTTTTAGAATAACCGTGAGGGAATGTTGATTGTATGGTTATTGATGATAGATTGTTTGTTGTGAAAGTTTCAGGATATTCAAATACGAATTTTGTATCCTCAAAGTTTGTGTCTTTGGTATCATAATCTATGATGTCCAATGTTTTAAGATTAAGAGCTGTTAAATCAGAATAGTTATTTTGTTCTTGTTCTATGAACTTATCTGTCAGATTGTAACATCCATATATTTTTGGATTCTTTGTATAACCTTTGATAATAAATAAACTATTACAATCAACAACTGATAGTTTTGTTTTATAAGTGTTATTATCACTTATTTCTTGACATAAGAAATCTGCAAACTTATTAACAAATTCTTGATTTAAAATACAACTCTCTTTTTCCATGTCCAATTTTAGAACTAAAATTTTAAAGGTTAAAGTGTAAATAATTTTTTGTGTTATTAGAAATAACTATTAAATTCAATATTAAGACATTTTTTAACGTCACCTAAATCGGGGTAGTCAGGAACTCTTCCAGAACTCAACCAATTTAAATCACCATTTTCAAATAAACTTTTAAGTAGGTTGATGTAACCTCCGTAATAATTTAAATTTTCATATGGGTTATTTACGTTACTTTCAAACCAAAGTTTAATATTATTATGAGCAGTTTTTGTAACTTCATATCTTACACCCCATCTTTCTGTTGATGTACTTTTATTGTAGTCGTGTTTTTTGTATTTATACTCTTCTGATTTTTTACTATCAATAACCTCACCGACTAATTGTCCTATAAGTGAGTCATACAATTCGTTAGCATAAACCGACCCATAACAATTTGAGTATAATGAATATAATTCACTTCTTATATCTAATCCTAAGTTCATTATAAAGTATTCAACACAATCATTATCTTGTAAAAGTTTAGTGATTATCTCTTCATTTAATTTTAAATTCGACTCATCACCTTGTTCTATTGCTAAATCTTCTATTAATTCAGGAGTTAGATGTTCGATAGATAAATTACCAATTTTAAGTAAATCTTCTTTGATATAACCTCTAATTTCTTCTTGGTATTTTGGTTCTAGTTCTTCATAAATATCTTTGAACTCATCACCTGTTACGTCATCATATAAATAACCATCATAATCCCCATTTAATATTTCGGCAATTCTATCTTCACTAATATCGTTTCTACCACTACTAAAGAATTGTGCCAGTTCACCAGAATCTTCTAAATCAACATAATATTTCCCATCAATTTCAGTTATATCTGAAAATTCCATTTCCATCATCTTATAGATGTAATTTGGGTCTTTTTGTATTAACTGATAAATTATTTTATTTTGATAATCCGACCAGTCATTATTAAAAGGGTCAATGTAATGTGTTAAATTATTTTTAATTATTAACTCAAAAAATTTATCAAAACCACCTATGGTGTTTTCAATATCCTCTTCAGTAACATCTCCGTTTTGGAATAGAGTAATAAGTTTTACTAACTTATTTTGGAAAGCTGTTAGTACGGGTTTTTCCTCTTCTTCGTTTAAGTTTTTGAAAATTTTAAATTCCATAATGATAAATATAAAAAAAGGGGAAAAATTCCCCTTTTAGTTTTCTTATGTTGCGGGAAAGATTATTTTCCACATCCGCAACCACCACCGTTGTTGTTCTTCATTGTTTTTAATTTATTAGAGGTTTATTACTTTTTCTTGTTTTTGTTGTAGTACTTATCAATAGTACTTTGAATTGCTGTTCTGATACTCTCAGTTCTTAACTTTTTCACCTGTTCAGGTGACGCACTTTGTTTTTTACATCCACATCCCATATTGTTGGTATTTTATTATAAATATTTACCACATGTGATTTAATAGTAAATAATATAGTTATTTTAATATTTATTAATATAATTTTTATCATGAGAGTTAATATAGATATATCACAAATACAAAAGGTTGTTCAGATGTTGGTTGAGGAAGAAGGACAAGAGAGTGTTGTTATAACACCTGAGCAATATATTGACTTATTAAAGTTTACTAACTATAACGGTAAATTGGTTCAAAATATGAAACAATTCAGAGGTAAACGAATTGTTATTGATGGTGACTTAAGTTTGAGAAATACGGATGCTAATAACATTACAAATATCACAGTTAATGGTGGTTTAGATTTATCATACACTCAAATTAACTCTCTTGAGGGTCTTATATACAATAATATTTCAACATATGGAACACCGTATGAAAAAATTCAAATCAAAAAACAAAGACAGATTGAATTAGCCAAACAAAACGATTTACGACAAGAGGACGAATGGAATTTAGAAACTGCGACTAGTGAGATTGCGATTTTGGCAAATGTTTTATTTGAGTATCTGACTTCATCTTTTGGTCTTTATGAGGCTAAAGAACCTAATCATGATGCAAGGTTACAGGAACTTTATACTGCAAAAGAAAGAATGGAGGAAATTGAGAAAGAAACAGAAGATAATGAAAATCTGATGGATTTAGAAGCGGTTGAAGAAGAAATTGAAGAACTTGAAAAAAGAATTGACTTATATAATTTGGTTTATGATTACAAATATTATAGTATGAGAACTTTTTATTTGTTAACTGACGAATTAGAAGAATCAAAAGAAAGATGGGCGGTTGGTGATAATTATAGAACCCACATGTCGGCATATGAAAGAATTGATGAATTGATTGATGATATCGGAATAAAAGGTTTTAATTCTAGTTTTGTTGAAGATTATATTGATATTGAAGAACTTAAGGAAACTTTTAGAGACGATGAAGAAAATAATGTTAGAGAAAACCTTGAAGACTTTTTTGACGAGGAAGATTTTGAATATTCCGACCCGGCAGTTCAAGAAAGGATTGATGAAATTGAATTGTTTTTAGAAGATTCTGAAATAGACCAAGAAAAAAAAGATGAATTAAATGAAGAACTTGATGAGTTAAGAGATAGTGATAAAACTGTCCCTGAAAATTTAATTGAGGAAAAGGTTGAAGATTTAATTAATGATTTGGTTGATGACCCTGCGAACGTAATTGAAGAATATGGTTTGAATATTGAAAACTTTATAGATATAAAAGGATTTAAAGAAGGGTTAATTCAAACTGACGGTATTGGTCACACACTGAACTCTTACGATGGTGATTACGATACTATTGAATTTAATGATGAAACATATTACATTTTACAAATAGAAGGGTAAAATGGAAACCAAATCAAGAAAAAGAAGAACGAAAAAAAATAATCATTTCAGATTAACAACCGACTGGTTATTAACAGAACCAATTGACTACGAACACAAATATTATATGTTGATGGACTTTTTAAAGTTCTGTGACGATAAGATTGAGAAGTTTGAGTTATATCCATTATTTAGTGAAATGTCATTACACTTGGCTAATCTACAAGTGATGTCTTCGGAATTCAAATACATCGTTGTTAATAAGAAGTTTGAAGTTATTGATGATGAAATACTAATCAATGAACTTAAATTCACACCCATCCCAAAATTAAATGATGATGAGTTGGAAGAATTAAATAAGGTATTAAAATATGCCGGACCAAAGTTTTTTGAATATTTCAATGTCATCAAAGCTCTTTGGACATTAACATACGACTCGGTTTCAATCAAACACACCAACGAAAATAAGAAACAGGATTTAGAAAGAGGTTACTTCTTCACACTTAACGGGAACAACAAAAGGATTTGGAAGTATACAACTGGTGGTATTGATACGGTTAAACACGACAGTAAATTTGCGGTTCAGTTGATATTTGATGGGGAAAGTAAAAAGGTAATTAGAACAATATTAAATGAATTAACACAAGATATAAGTTTACCCATCTTTGAATTAATGTCTTCCAACGACCTACCATTTGAAAATACACTCCTACCAATCTTTAAAAGAAAGGTATTAAGTTACATAGTTCAGAAAAAAACAATTGTAAATCTAAAAAAAGATTAATATATTTGTTATATGGGATTCAACAAAAAAATAATAGGAGAAGAACAAATCAAAAGTTTAGAAAAAGATTTAACTATTATTAATCATTATCTCAAAGCCGATTCAATCATTTTCACAAATAACGACGTTGCCAAAAAATTTAAAGAGTATGAGAAACAATATAGACCCGTATGAAGTTCTGTTAAGAAAACTTGAAAAACCAGTTCATATCAATTACATTTGTGATTATATCCTACGAGTTGGAATCGACGAAACAAGAAAACGAATTGAAAAACTTGTAAGTGAGGGTATACTTGAAGAAAGTAAATATGGAAAAGAATATTATGTCAGAACAAAAAGAAATGGTTAATCACCCATCACACTATGGTGGTGAAGATAATCCATATGAAGCTATCAAAGTCATTGATGCTTGGGGTTTAGATAAAGATTTTTATTTGGGTAATGCGGTCAAATACCTATCACGTGCTGGTAAGAAAGACAATGTGGTTCAGGACCTGAAGAAAGCTATATGGTATATTGAAAAAAAGATAGAAAAATTACAGAATGATTGAGAATTATATTAATAAGGTAATCAATGGTGACACCATTGATGTAATGAAAGAGATGCCTGAAGGTTGGGTTGATTTAGTTGTAACGTCACCACCATATAATGTGGGTATCCAATACGACACACATAATGATGAGATTGTTATGGATGAATATTGGGATTGGTCTGAAAAATGGTTAACGGAGGCTTATCGTTTACTTAAAGACGATGGAAGAATGGCTATTAACATACCATATGAGGTAAATGTACAAGCTCGTGGTGGTAGAGTATTCTTTGCCTCTGAGATATATCAGGTGATGAAAAAAGTTGGGTTTAAGTTCTACGGTATTGTTGACCTTGAAGAAGACTCGCCACATAGAAGTAAGACAACTGCTTGGGGTTCTTGGATGAGTCCATCGGCACCTTACATTTATAACCCAAAAGAGTGTGTTATTCTTGCTTATAAGAAAGTTCATATTAAGAAAATTAAAGGTGAACCACAATGGAAAGGTGAACCTTATCTAACTGAAGAGGGAAAGAACAAAGTTGCTTATTCTGAACAAGATAAGAAAGAGTTCATGGAATTGGTGTTTGGACAATGGAAATACTTTGCTGACACTCGTTCATTAACAAAGGCAACGTTCTCGATGGATATTCCCGAAAAGGCAATTAAGATATTATCATATAGAAATGATATTGTTTTAGACCCTTTCAATGGTTCAGGAACCAGTTGTGTGGCAGCAGTTGTTCATGACAGAAGATGGGTTGGTATTGAATTGAGTGAAAACTATTGTGAAATTGCTAAACAACGAATACAAAGTTTTGTTGACCAAAAGAACCAACAGAAGTTACAATTTGAAAACGGAGTCCAATAAACTCCGTTTTTTTATTTATTTGTATATTTATAATTAAATGTTATTATGAAAAATTCGGAAGTTGTTAAATTTTTACTAGAAACACAAACTCAGTTTAGAATACTACACTGGCAAACAAAATCATTCTCAAGACATGAGGCTTATGGGCGTATTTATGATTCACTTGATGATTTGATTGATAAGTTTGTTGAAGTTTGTATGGGTAAACACGGAAGACCTAGTTTTACAGGCGGTTATACATTAGCGGGTAGAGATATTGAAGAACTTGAGTTAACTGAGTTTATTAATTTAGTATGTGAATACTTGGTGGGATTGTCTGAAAGCTACGACCCAAAGATGGACTCAGATTTATTAAACATTAGAGACGAAATGTTAGCGGAAATTAACCAGTTGAAATACTTGTTAACTTTAAAATAGAGGTATATTACTTTTTTACTTTAAAAGGTTCATCGTAATGATGAACTTTTTTTTTGTTATAATATTTATTATTAATGAAAAAGATAATTTCTGAAGGTGGTATTAGAAACATAAAAGAACTTTCTAATAGATACAGCAAAGCGAAGATATACTTTCACCAAGATTTAGATGGTGTTGCAACTGCATTAGCAATGAAAAAGTATTTGGAAGACAATGGAATTAAAGTTGTTGATGTTGAAGTAATCCAATACGGAGATAAAGAATTTGCGGTTAAGAAGGCGGATGCTGAAGGTGAAATTATGCCAGTTCTTGTTGACTTTGCTCACGGAAAACCAATGTTCGTGGTTCATACCGACCACCACGACAG